ATTATCTTGGCGAACATCCAGAATTTTATGCTTTGCTTGAACTTAAAGTTAAGGAAATGTTATATTGAAAATCATAGGATTGGATCAGCAAGAATATTCATGGATTCCAAGTAATAATATTGTTGACACAGAAAAAAGATCTGGACTACATAATAAAGCTAAAGAACTATTAAAGGAAAAATATCCTAATGATAGAATTTTAGAAGAGCTAGTGTTACCGGGGACAAAGACATCAACTAGAAAATCCACCCTCAAGGCGGATTTTTTCATTCCTATGAGAAAACTTATTGTTGAAGTTCATGGTGAACAGCACACAGAGTTTAATAACTTCTTTTTCAAGAGTAAAATGGATTTTTACAAGGCTCAAGCTAGAGATAGAGATAAGAAGCAGTGGTGTGAAATAAATAATTTAGAGTTAATAGAACTGTTTCATAACGAATCTATTGAAGAGTGGAGAGGCAAGATATGGAGGAATTAGAAGATAAGATAAAAAAGTTTCATGAAAACATTGACAATTGGATTAAAGAGAGTAAAATAGATTATGGCACTGATTTTGGAGACAAGGCAGATGAGGTGGGAAAGATACTACACTACTCTCGCGAAGAATTAAAATCCATGACATTTCCAGATTATCAAGCCTCGATCTTCTTGCTCAACCAATACCTTATGCATCTTAAAAGCATTATAGCAAGGGAAAAAGCTGTTAAAGCTTGGGCAGAACAAGGTATATGGTATATTGTTACAGGCGTTAGTCATGACAAATATGCAAAATGGGAAGAGAAGTATCATTCAGCTATTAGAAATCATAAACTAGGATTAAAATTGCAAGTGCTTAAAACAACAGCTGAGGCTAGAATATTAGCGGGGGAAGCAACAATTGGATCAGTGGAAACTGCTATGAAGGTTTTTGAAAATATGGGGAGAAATAAAAGTTATGAGCGATCTTAAGGAACAGGCAAAAAAAATAATTGCCAAAGGCAAACTATTAAACGATGTTGAATTGATCAATATGGGACTTGATATGCTTGAGGCTTTGCCAAGCTATGAAGTTGATTTAGAATTAACTGCTGTAGAACAATCGGCAAAGCCAAAAGTCGAACTAATGAAACAGATTTCTTCTTCAATTAGAAATTCTGATATAACAGAACAATTTAGAGTCGAAAATAAAGCCCCAATTGATCTTAAATACGGTAAAAAGATTGCATTAGCAGTTGGGGAAAGAAGTAATAAATTTCTCGACGATGGAGTAGAAGCTGCTGATCTAAAAGGTAAAACTCCACCAGCAAAACCAAAAATCATACGTAAAGTCAATAAGGTTGAAATGACTTGTACAGTATGCGGAAAGCAAAAAAAAGTATTGAAAGATCTATTGTATACAGAAGCATATCGTTGCGACGATTGCATAATGAAAGGAAAGGCCAGATGAGTACATTTATTAGTCATGAGCTGCCAGTCAAATTACTTACAAATACAGCAAAACTACCAGATAAGGCAAATCTATTTGACGCAGGACTTGACCTGTATTGCGATGAAAAAGAAGTGGTCACATTAGCACCGGGACAACGCAAACTCTTCTCCACGGGCATTTCTATGGCAATACCAAGGGGTTTCGTAGGATTGATCTGGCCGAGATCTGGACATGCAGTAAAAAAGGGATTAGACACAATGGCTGGAGTTATTGATTCCCCATATCGTGGAGAGGTAAAAGTCTTGTTAGTAAATCATGATGAGGATTATCAAGTCTACTCACCCGGAGATAAAATTGCTCAGATTATTATTCAGCAAGCTCCAGATTTCACCCCTGTGTCAGTTGATAATTTGAATGAAACTTCTCGCGGAGAAAATGGATTTGGGAGTTCGGGGTCTTGACATATTTCAAAATAGGTTTTATACTATTCATAGCGTTTTACTGTATAGTATCATATAGAATAATTAGCAGTACAATCATAGGAGAAATGGGTGACAAATGAATACACTAGTAGCACTAGCAGCAATGTCGTTAGGTCAATTGTTTGTGGTTAATCCACAAATTCCAGTTGTGGTTCAGCAACCTCAACCAATCGTAGTCCAATATCAGTATGTAGTACAACAACCACAGTACATAATCGTACCTAGAGTAATTTATATGCCAGTACAGGTTCAAACATATCAACCTGTGTACTACCCATATCCAATCTATAGAATTTACCCTTAAGGAGAATACAATGAGTGAAGAAAAGAATCCATTAAATGTTTATAATCAACTAGAGATTATTAAAAATGCTGTTGACCAGATTGAAACAATTCATGTATATGAACTTGCCAATCGCCAATTTGGAACTTCAACAGAAGAAGAGCTAAAGGTGCGAATCGACGAGTTAGATAAACAAATTCTTGAGTATGAATTGCAACTTGCAGACTCGCAATCTTATATTGACAGTATATTAGACTCAAACAAGAGATTACTTGAAGCAAATAATCAACTTATCTCCGAAAAGAATCTAGCCTTAGAAAATCGCCAACTGACACAAGATCAGGCAGATAAAATAATTTCTGCGTATAAGAAATTGCCTCGACTTGTGAAGAAGTTTTATGGAGTAAATTAATATGAGCCAGTCCGAATTGCAGAACCTTCCAGTTGAACGTGCCGTCCTCGCTGGCATCTGCCAGTTCGGGCTAGAGGTTTATGTTGAACTCGATTTCTTGCAAGCAGAGTACTTTAGCCACGAATTAAATCAGGTTATATTTACATGCTTGCAGGATGTTATCAACAATAATCAGAATATTGAATATCTCTCTATATTTTCAACAGCTCAAAAGTTGGGTGTATATGAATTAATTAATAAATCGACCGAGATGAGTTTCATCCGGTCGCTTTTTAATTTCCCCATAAACAAAGATAACATTCCTAAATTTGCAGCTAAATTAACTAAGCTTAAATTAGCTAGAGATATTAAGAAAACATTATCTATCTGTGACAAGTCTATGGCTAAAGTTACAGGCGATGAAAGTGTAGAAGATATTATTGGCATGGTTGAAACCCCAATCATGGAGATCACTTCACTTGCATATAAAGAGCAAAATAATAAGACTGTTCTTCTTGGCGAAGACATTGATGAGTATGTTGAGTATCTTATTAATAATCCCTCTGATTATCTTGGCATTCCTACGGGTTTTCCTAGATTTGACGAAGCTATCGGAGGTGGTCTTAGAAGAAAGTCGGTCACTCTAATAGGTGCTAGAACTGGGGTTGGTAAAAGTGTTATCTCTACTAATGTTGCAAAATATGTTTCAGAGGTTTATAATATTCCAGTGCTGTATTTAGATACAGAAATGGATCTTGGAGACCAAAGAAACCGTATGCTAGCAAACATTAGCGGAATTAAGATCAATGACATTGCAAAAGGGGTTTTTGCTAAGAGTTTTAACTCTAAAGAAAAGGTGATTGCCGCAGCTAAGCTGATTGAAAAGATACCGTATCACTATATATCAATTGCTGGCCAACCATTTGATAATATCCTTAACATTATTAAAAGATGGGTCCATCAATATGTTGGATTTGATGAGAACGGTAGAACTAAAGACTGCTTAATCATATACGATTATTTCAAGTTGATGAGTTCAGCTGGGCTAACAGCTGCTATGCAAGAATATCAGGCTTTAGGCTTTCAGATTACAAAGATGAATGATTTCTGTATTAAATACGACTTACCATGTTTATCTTTTGTGCAGCTTAATCGAGAAGAGGAAATCGCACAATCTGATAGACTTCAGTGGCTTGCATCCACTGTTGCTAAGTTTCAAATGAAAAGTGATGAAGAAGTGGCAGATGATGGTGATGAGAATGGAAATCGTAAACTTGTTATTATTAAAGCTAGGCATGGATCTGGACTTGAATATGGTAACTATATCAATGTTAAAATGAATGGTGCAATTGCTAAACTTACTGAATGGTATACTAGAGATGAAATTAAGAATGGAGCGGCAAATGCAAGTCAAGACAACTCCTTCGAAATTCGAGAAAGTGAGTCGGGAGAAGATTTATTCGATATGTAACGAATTATCAGAAAAAGCACCATCTCTACTTAACGCTTTAAAAATTGAATACATAGAATTTCCCAATAGACTAGCATTCCCATGCCCAGTGCATGGAGGAGATAACTGTGAGGGGTCGTGTATATTTACTGATGGCTCTAAAACTAAAGGAAATTGGGTTTGCTGGACGCATTCATGTGAAAAAGATTATGGTAAAAATATGATAGGCTTTGTGAGAGGAGTTCTTTCACAAAGAGAAGGTAAAGAAGTTAATTTCTACCAAGCTATTAATTTTTCACTATCATTTTTAAATAAAAAAATCATAGATATACCAGAAGAAAAGATTAGCGAAAGTATATATGAGATTAATAAGATTAATGAAATATTAACTCGTAAATCTGAAAAGATAGAATTAAACATATCTAGAGAGCAAGTAGTATCAACTCTTGACATTCCTTCAAAATACTATATAAATAGAGGATTTTTACCAGAAACTTTAATAGCTTTTGATGTTGGAGAGTGTTATAATTCTAATAGGCAAATGTTCAATCGAGCAGTAGTTCCTGTCTATAATGAAACCTCTCAATATATTGGATGTGTTGGGAGAGCAACAGACGAACAGACCAAACCAAAATGGCTCAATAGCAAAGGTTTTAAAAAATCTTTCTTTTTGTATGGATTATGGGTTACTAAACCTTATATTCAAAAGTCGTCAACGATTGTATTGGTTGAAGGTCAAGGTGATGTTTGGAGATTATACGAATCGGGCATTAAAAATTGTGCAGGTATATTTGGATCTGACCTTAGCGAAGACCAATTAATCAATCTTGAAGAGCTTGGAGTAATGAATATTGTTATATTAACTGACAATGACGAGGCGGGACAAAAGGCAGCAGAGGGTATTATAAAAAAGGGCGACAGAAGATTTAATTACTTTACACCTAAGATATCTAAAAAAGACATTGGAGAAATGTCTATTGAAGATATAAATAACGAACTTAAACCACAAATCAAAGGATTATTTTAATGAGTAAGATTTTAGCATTCTCTGGTAAAAAGCAAGCCGGTAAAAACACCATGTGTAATTTTCTACATGGATACTTTTTGAAATCATTTGGTATTATTGATGGTTTTGAAATTATAGATGAAGGCGACTTAATTATTGACACTTTGGTGCGAGATGAAACAGGAGAAGAAAAAAGAGGAAAAGGGATTATTGATGTTACTCGTACAGACGTACCATTTGCAATGTGGGCAATAGACAATGTTTGGCCTTTTGTTAAGCACTACGCTTTTGCAACACCATTAAAAGATATTCTTGTTGGGCTATTTAATGTTCCAAAAGAGTCTGTATATGGTACTGAAGAAGAAAAGAATGCTCCAACACAATATAAATGGGAAGATATGCCTACAAAAGTCAAGGGTAAAACAGGCTATATGAGTGGAAGAGAGTTACTTCAATATTTTGGAACAGATGTTTGTCGAAAAATATATTCCGATGTCTGGACAAATAGAACAATTTCAGATATCAAAAATGAAGAATCGGCACTTGCGGTAATTTCAGATGCAAGATTTGAAAACGAAGTCAAGGCAATTCAAGCTGCTGGAGGAAAAGTCATTAGGCTAACTCGCGGCGAAACGCACGATAGTCACGCAAGTGAAGTCGATTTAGACTCATTTAATGAATACGATGCTGTGATTGACAATGCAAATCTTACCATTCATGAGTCTTGCAAACAATTATTTGAGATTTTATACGAATGGAACTGGATACCAAAAGAAATTGTAATTGGAACTCCGCAAGATCTTGAACCGGCAGTTAAAAAAGAAAGATTCACAAAAATCCGATGATAACTACATATTTTCGAAGTTCCTCATTGAACAACTGGAAATATTGTCAGTTGCAATATTTTATGACTTATGTTTTAGGCCACTATTCTCCTTCCGGGAAAAAGGCTGATTTGGGAACAATTACTCACGCAGTACTTGAAACATTAGCAATCTGTAAAAAACGGACGCAGTTCAATAAAAGAAGTACAATGAAAGTCACTCAAGATCCCTTGGGTGATTTTTCTTTCACCAATGATCAATTACACACAGATGATTTTGTAAATTATATACTTGGTAGAAGTTTTGATTTCTACAAAAAAAATTCACCACATAATGAATTTAATCAAAAAGATTATGAATTCTGTTATAAAATGGTTTGGGATACTTTAGGATATAACAATGGTCAGTTTGATCCACGAAACCGTAAAGTTATTGATACGGAACCCCACTTTGACATTCCTATCTTAGAAGATTGGGCAAAGTTTGAGTTTGATGGGCCAAATGGGGAAAAAATTTCTGGAAATCTTGCGATCAAAGGAACAATTGATCTTGTAACTGAGATGGAAGATGGTACAATAGAAGTAATCGATTGGAAGACCGGGCAGAGGCTTGATTGGGCTACCGGAGAAAAGAAAGATTATGATAAACTTATGAAGGACACCCAACTATTGCTGTACCACTATGCTATTGGCAAAATGTATCCTAAGCATAGACATTCCATTATGACTATTTTCTTTTGTAGAGATGGTGGCCCATTTTCGCTAGCGTTTGATAAAGATGATGATGCCGACTTTATAAAGTATTTAAAAAGTACATTTAAAGAAATTGTATCAAATCAAACGCCACAACCAATTTCTAGAGAAAGAGCCAGTTTTAAATGTCAAAAACTTTGTCATTATTATAAAACTAATTGGCCCGGAACAGATAGTACAATGTGTCATCATATTGAAGACCAGCTAAAAACTATTGGAATGACAGAAACGGTCAAGAATTGTTCTAAACCGGGATTCACAATTGGGAAATATAAAGATCCGGGAGCGGTTGAATGATATTGCCAGTAATAACAACACACTATTCATTATTGAAAGGTTTCATCAAGCCCGATGAAGCCGCTAAAAAATGTAAAGAATTAGGCTATACACATTGCTTAATTGCAGATATTGAAACTATTAGTGGTGTTGTTGATTTCTTCAATGCCATGAATAAAGCTGGGATCGTACCCATTCTTGGAATGCAAGCCGATAATGGGTATTATATTGCTAAATCTCTAAAAGGATATAGAGCTTTAATTAAGTTAGCATCTAAAGAAAAGATAGAATACGACAAAGAAGACTTGCAATTTTATACAGAAGATCAACTAGCAATTATGCCGGTTTATTATGCTGAACAAAATGACGCAATTCTTCATAGGATGGTATTATGTCTTAACTTTAAAACTACACTCAAGAGAGCTAAAGATGTGGATATGGGAGAATATAAAAAGTTCTTCGAGTCTGATCATTACTTCTTTCATCCAGTTCATAGGATTATACCTAGCGAAAAGCAATACTTTGGAACTAAACAACTATACTCTGAATTACAACAGTATAGCATTCTTTCTAAGCCTAAACTACCTCGCGTAGATTGTGCAGATATGTCTGAGAATGATTATCTAACACAGTTATGTAGAAATGGTTGGCGAGCAAAACTTATGCATTTAAAAGATGATAAGAAGAAGGAATATACTGATCGTATTAAGTACGAGTTGTCTGTTATTCATGGATTTGAACTGTCTGGATACTTTTTAATTGTGCAAGACATTATTAACTTCGTAAGAAAGAATGAGTGGCTACCGGGACCGGGACGTGGAAGTGCTGGTGGATGTTTAGTGTCATATTTACTTGGGATTATTGATATTGATCCCTTGAAATACGATTTACTATTCTCTAGATTTTTAAACGCTGGCCGATTTACTAAAGATAATATCTCTTTACCCGATATTGATATGGATGTTCCATCTGTTCACCGCGATGAAATTATTGACTATATCAAGAATAAGTATGGCAATGAAAGAGTTTACCAGATGATTACATTCGGGCGTCTGCAAGGTCGATCAGCAGTCAAGGATGTTGCTAGAGTTTATGGGGACTTATCTTTTAGTGAGTTAAATGAGATCACTGAGAGTTTACCACAAGAAGCTAGCATCTCAGATGAATTGGAAGAAATGGATATCAAATCAGTTATTCGATGGACTCTTGAAAATGATCCAAAGAAACTTGAAAAGTGGTGTAGAATTGATAAGGAGGGCAATTTGTCTGGTGAGTTGTCAGATCTTTTCTCTCTTGCTATAAGAATAGAAGGAACTTATAAATCTCAAGGAAAACATCCGGCAGGAGTGATTATTTCTAATGAAGATCTAATCAATGATGCACCTCTTATCACAGATAAGAATGGTCATAGATTAGTCGCATTTGAAATGCATGACTTGGATAAGGTTGGTTTGACTAAATTTGATGTGCTTGGGATTAACTTACTAGATAAAATTATGCAGATTACAGAGAAGGATTAACATGAAGGAAAAATTTCTAGACTACGCAACTGTTATCAGGGATGGTAATGACATTGACTTTAAAGATTTGAGCTTATCCGATCTAAGAAATCATGTTCCTTGGTACAGAGAGAAGAAGAATGGAATATACCAAGTCCATAATAATAAGTATTCACAAATATTTTACGACCTAAATGAAGCTATTGATAAATTTTTAGAATTGAGAAAAACCTATGTCACTAAACAGCAATCGTGATTTTTTAGTGTTCGATTTTGAGACTACAGGTAAAAACCCTAATAAGTGTCAGCTAACTCAAATATCAGCAATCGTATTGCATGGTAAGAAGTTAACACTTCAGCCGGGTGGAGTGTTTGACATTGAAGTGCGACCTGAGTTTGATGATGAAAAAGCTATTAAAGCGGGATTTGATCCTGTTGAACAAGAAGCTCTTGATGTAACACGTAAAACCCGCGAACAATTGGAAAAAGCTGTTGGGCCTAAAGTTGCTTGGCAGCAGTTCTCTAACTTTGTAACTAAGTTTAATATGAAGGGGTCTCCATACTTTGCCCCAATTCCTGTAGGATTTAATATCAATAACTACGATATGCCAATCTTAAATAGGTATTGTCAAATGTATGGACCATCTGAAGAAAAAACCGGAAAGCAAAAGTTAGTCCATCAAATTTATAAAGTAGACATGATGGATGTATTGTTTGGATGGTTTGAAGATAACGACTCAGTTAAGAAATTAAACATGGGATATCTTAGAGAGTTCTTTGGGTTTCCCGAAGAGAGTAAAGCAAATGCCCACAATGCCATTTATGATGTTGTTGACACTGCAAATATCTTTGTCAGATTTATGAAGTATCAGCGTAAGTTAAATTCTAAGACTAATTTTGAGAAGTCATTTGCAGATACTCCTATGGATATTACTATATAAGAGGAACTAATGGTTCATATTGAAGATATCAAAAATTTTGACGACGAAGCGACTTGGGATCTGATTTGCAGCGGAAGAACCAAGGGAGTTTTTCAATTGGAGTCCAGATTGGGTTCCAGTTGGGCAAAAAGGGCGCAGCCTCGCTCTATTGACGAGTTAGCTGACTTGGTATCCATTATTCGCCCCGGTACGTTAGAGGCCGAATTAGACGGCAAATCTATGACCAAGCACTACACAGATCGCAAAGCTAAGATTGACGAAACCAAATATTTACACCCAGCATTGGAAACAGTGCTGGGTAAAACTTATGGAATTATCGTTTATCAAGAGCAAGCTATGCGTATTGCCACAGAAATTGCTGGATTTACACCCGAAGAAGCTGACTCACTAAGAAAAGCTATGGGTAAAAAAGATGCGGCACTTATGAAAGAAGTTGAAGAGAAGTTTATCAATGGGTCTAAGACTAAAGGATTAGTAGATGACGTGTCAGCAGCTAAGATTTTTGAATGGATTGCGGCATCTGCTCGCTATTCATTTAATAAATCTCACGCTGTTGCATATGCTATCAATTCATTTGCTTCAGCTTATTGTAAAACACACGATCCAATTAAGTTCTATACTGTATATCTAAATAATGCATCTAGTAAACCAGATAAGCAGCGAGAGATTAAGGAGTTGATTATGGACGCTAAACTTCAAGGAATTGAAGTTCTTCCTCCTAGACTTGACTTCTTCTATCGTCGCTTTACAATGGATAGAGCTAAGAACGTCATATACTTTGGATATAGCGATGTCAAGAATGTTGGAGAGGGTGAGCAAGAAACACTAGCTAGAGTTGTGCAAGAAGCTGAGGATATCACTGGTAAATCAATTAAAGAGTTTAACTGGTTGGAGTGCTTATTTCTTATTGGTAATGAGATCAAGAAGAATGCATTTATTTCTATTATTAGTGTTGGTGGCTTAACGGGAAAGAACAATAAGCTAAACAGGAATAGAATGGTCTTTGAATTTGATATTTGGAATAAGCTGACTATCAAAGAGCAAGGGTGGATCATATCTCATTGGAAAAGCTCCAGAATGTCTAATTCTCCATTTATTGATTTAGTTAATCTCATGATTAACAACAACGATAAGATTAATTCTCGCAGGATTACTTCTGTGTTAGATATCTATCAAGCTTTGCAAGATCCACCTTATTCACTTGAGGATGATTATGTGTGGATTGCAGATATTGAACAGAAGCTTATGGGATGTTCTTTGACTTGTTCACAGTCAGACAACCTTGCTTTGGATGATGTAAATGTCACATGCAAAGAAATTGCTAATGGTGAAGTTAAAAAAATGCAAGATGCCAAATTAGCAGTGAAGATAAATCAAGTTAGAGAATATAAACTTAAAAGAGGTCAGCATGAGGGCGAATTTATGGCATTTGTAATTGCCGAAGATAGCTCAGGTGAACTTGATTCTATTACGGTTTTTTCTGAAGAATTTTCTCGATACAAGAAGTTGCTTTTTGAAGGCAATACGGTACTATTATATGGAGAGATCAAACAAAAGGAAAATGATCTTTCTTTTATTGTTAAAATTGTGACTCAGATATAATTGGGAGAACTAGATGAATATTTGTTGCTTTGTTGGTAAATTAGTTGCTGATCCTGAACTTAAAGAAACTAATAATACGTATGTTGTCAACTTTTCCTTAGCTGTAGAGGATTACAGAAAAGACAAAGAAGGCGAAAAACATCGCAGAGTGGATTATTTAGATTTTGAAGCTTGGGATACTGGTGCTACTACAATTGCAAAACACTTTAAAAAGGGCGAACTTTTAGCGATTGAAGCAGAGGCTCGCCAGCATAAGTGGAATTCTGGGGATCAAAAAAGACAAAAAATTGTTTTTAGAGTTAAAACATTTAAGTCCATAGGATGTAAAACTACCGAACGATTGGAAAATTGATAACATGAAGAAAAAAGTTTTATTTGTGACTGAAGCCAGCTTTCACCCCACTGGCTATTCGGTTTATACAAAAGAAGTTCTTAGTAGATTGTATAAAAATCCAGAGATTGAAGTTGCTGAATTGGCATGTTTTACTGGTCCTGAACCAGAAGAACTAAAGAATATACCTTGGAAAGTATATCCAAATATTCCAGATGCAACCAATCAAGAGGCGATGAATAATTATAACTCGTCAATGTCGAATAAATTTGGTGACTTTGCTTTTAATAGCGTTTTATTAGACTTTGAGCCAGATTTCGTTATGGATATTCGTGATTGGTGGATGCTAGAATTTGAAGAAAGGTCTCCTTTTAGAGAATTTTTTAATTGGGCGATCATGCCAACAGTTGATGCGGAACCACAAAACAGTCAATGGATCGACACTTACTCATCTGCTGATGGTGTTTTTGCATATTCTGAGTTTGGTAGAGATACAATGCTAGCTCAAACCAATAACATTAAATTTGTAGACATCGCATCTCCTTGTGCTAGCGAAACCTTCTTTAAAATAGAAGATAAGAAATCGCTTAGAGAAGAGTTTGGACTAGATAAAAACGCAATTATATTTGGAACAGTTATGCGTAATCAAAGACGTAAACTATATCCAGATTTATTTAAAGCGTTTAGAAAATTTCTAGATGATAACCCATCATTAACTAATTGTTATTTGTATTGCCACACAGGATTTCCAGATGTTGGCTGGGACATACCAGATCTTATTAAAGAGTCAAATCTTAGCAATAAAGTATTAATTACTTATAAGTGTAAGAACTGCGGTAAGATTACTGTTTCATTCTTTAATGAGGCTGTTAAATTTTGCAATGATTGTAAAATATTTTCATCTACAATTGTTGGCGTATCTAATAAGATGGCCGATACTGATTTGAATAAAATATACAATATATTTGATGTGTATATCCAATGGGCAAATTCGGAAGGTTGGGGTATGCCTCAGCTAGAAGCTGCATATGCGGGATTACCAGTTGTGTCCATTAACTATTCAGCGATGGAATCATTAGTGGCAAGCATAGAAGGTATTCCAGTCGATCCTATTAGTTATTATAAAGAACTTGAAACAGGTTGCTTTAGAGCGGTTCCTGATAACAATGAATTGGCTAAGATATTAGGCAAACTTGCAAATGATAAATCCTTTAGAGATGACGTAGCAAATCGATGCCATGCCAACGCCAGAAAAATTTACAATTGGGACTATACAGCAAATAAATGGTTAAAGTATTTTTTAGAAACGCCAACTTTAGACCATTCAAGAACTTGGAAATCACCACCTAGATTCTTTAATCCCCATCAGTCATTACCTCAAGACATAAACCAAATCCCAGTAACTGACCAAGTGAATTGGTTGTTTACGAATGTTTTAGGAATGCCAGATCTAATTAACAAGTCAATGTGGAGAAGAATGATAAAAGACATGACATATCGTGCTTCAATGTCATTAAATATTCCCGGATATTATTATAATGACTACTCTCATCCAGACGTGGAAAAGAGATTCGAAGAATTTAATATTGAGAAAGCTTTTAATATCTGCTTATATATGAGAAACGCTTTTAATCAATGGGAACAAATGAGAATTCAAAAAATAGGTACTAATAAATGAAAATAAAATACATTGCAAATTTTAACGATGGTACTGGCTGGGCTAAAGCTGCGACATACAAAGCTTTAGCTTTAGACCATGCCGGATACGATGTTTATTGCGAAGAGCTTAAGTATAACAATGTCTCCATTGTATTAGAAGATAGAATCAGTCAACTATTAGATAAAAAATCTGATCAGTTTGATATAATAATGCAACACGTTCTTCCTAGCGAATACAAATATTATCCAAGCGCTAAGAATATAGGCGTATTTGAAATTGATACATTGAATTTATCAAATACATTTTGGATTAAAAAATTGTCTATGATGGATCAAATTTTTGTTCCAAATAAAGCTTCAAAACAATCGCTAATAAACTCTGGAATAAAAGTTCCAATTGATATTTTTCCGCACTTATTTAATTACGATAAAATAGTTAATTTAAATAAAGCGGCAGAGATCATGGAATTAAATAATACATTTAATTTTATGTTCGTTGGAGAATTTGCAAAACAGAAAAATCTTGAAGGATTACTTCGCGCTTTTCATGCTGAGTTCGAATACATAGAACCAGTAAGTTTATATATCAAAGTTGAAAAGGATCTAAAAGTTGTAGAAGAATTTTGCGAAGCAATAAAGCAAAGACTTCGTAAAAATGGCAAATATAAAAAGGAAGTAATCGTTAATTCATATATGCCAGACCAAATACTGTGGTCAACTATGATACAATGTCATTGTTTTGTTAATCCAAGCTATGGTGACGCTTGGTGTTATCCAGCGATGGAAGCTTCCGCTATGGGAATGCCAGTCATTTATACTGCCGGAACAGGCGTCGAAGAATACTCAAAGGAATCAAATGCCATACCTTCGATGCATGAAGGGTGCTACGGAGTTCTTGATACAATTGAAGGACTTTATACGTGCGAAGATTTTTGGCTAGAGCCAAGCATACTTCACTTACAGAAAAAAATGAGAGGAATATACGATTCTTTTATAAACAATAGAGAATATTACCTTGCTAATAAAAAAGCAAAGGTCGAGGAAATGAAATACTACGATTACAGAAATAGTGATATTTTGAAAGGATTGATATGAAAATTTATATTGGTAGTAGAGCTGTTGACAACGGTTCGTATAAAAATATTAGCGAACCTCAGATTATGAATTATATTGCAGAAGATTCCGAATGCACGGCAATTGTTCTGGATGGGGTTTTAAGAAAATTACCCATCGATCAAGTTGCACAAACAATTGCATTAGCATATAAAAAACTAAGGATTGGGGGAATATTAAAAATCGTAGATATCGATTTTGATCTTCTCGTTTACGTTTATGGCAAATCTAAAAATTTAGCAAGTCTAAATCAAGCGATATTTGCCCCTTCGGAAATTAGATCATTCCTTAGTGTAGATTTATTAAAA